GCGGCCCGATCGGCCGAAGATGTCCTGTGCGATAGCTGCCTTGACGAGCGGATCCTCGATGCCGGCGATGACAGTAGCCAACCGCTCGAAGGTTTGATCCGGTGACAGCCCTTCGAATTCCTGAATCGGAATGCCAAGCTGGTCGAGCGCATCACGAAACGGCCCGATGTTTTTTGCGCGCGCGTCGTTGAGGTTTTTCGCCATGCGCGAAACGGCCTTGACGAGCTTGGTCTGATCTGCGCCCGCGCGTTCGGCCGCAAACGACAACTCCTGCAACGACGTCGCGGTGGTTCCGATCTTCTTCGCCTCCTTCGCAAACGTGTCGCCGGTTTTTGCGACATCGATGACGAAGAAGTCGAGCGCCCGTGATGCGCCATTCACGAGCGCGCGAACAGCCCCAAACGCTTTGCCCACCACATCAAGCGCAGCGTTCAGCTCGAGCATGGACCGCTTGGTGGTTTTCAGCTGCTTGTCATGCCGATCGAGCGTCTTCGTCGCCTTGCGGTCGTCGACCACAAGCCGTGACACAAGCTCGCGAAGCGTCGCCACTAGCGATGCCCCCTTCCGCGTGCGGCGGCTGCCGCTTCACGCAGGGCCCGCTCGCGTTCGGATTCCGCGCGTCGGTTGCGTGTCTCAGCTGCGGCCCACGATGCGCGCACGTGCAGCGCCTCGATCGCGTCTGCGAGGTCGTCGAGCGTTAGGACGGTGCGGAGCATGTGGAGGGCTTGAAGATTCACGCCATCTTTTGACGTGATGGCGTCGACGATCCATTGGTGCAGATTCGGCGGGTCAATCCCGCGTGCTACTCCGATCCCTGTAGCTGGCTGGTAGGAAGGGATCGGAGCGCGTCGAAAAAATCCCGGTAGTTCACCTCGAGCGCCAACTGTACGACCCGGAACAGCGCCGCCATTCGACCACGGAAATGTTCGTTGAACGTCACCGCCACGGACTGATCCGCTCCGTGGACGTACACCGACGCCAGCAATTCCTTGATGGTCGCCTCGACCTCCGCCTCGCTCAACCGCCCGAGGATCGTTTGCACGGTGTACGTGAGCACGTCGGCGGGTAGGTCGTCGAGCGCTTCCCGACCTTTCGCAGCGAGCACGAGCGCCGCTTCTCCGACCATCTTGGTGAGACGTGTCAGAATCCGCAGCGCTTGTGTGGCTGGTAGTGGTGACGCGACGTAGGTCACGCCGTCGATCTCGCGTGGTTCGTTTCGTGATGGGCTCGCAGTCATCACGTCACCTCACGCGCCGAGTGCCACGGCAGTCGTCAGCAGGCCCGTGCCTTGATTGATGAGGAGTACGGGGCAAGCGAAGATCCACTCGACCGAGCTTTCGTCAGCGCTGGCCCGATTCCAGTCCGGGATCCGCTTCACGAAAGCGTTTGCAGCGGTGACGAGCGATCCGTCACTCGTAAAATCCTTGACGAGCAGCGGAAACACTCCGGCATTCGAAATGGCATCGGCCGCCACGACACCGGCGAGGAACGTGTTGCTCGGGCTGGACTGCTGCAGCGTGATCGTGACTAGGCCGCTGCGATCGCTTTGCTTGATCCGCGTGACTTCGCCATCCGACCCGCTCACCATTTCCCACAGATCGACCGTGCGGACGGCGGTCACGAACGTGCCCGCAGCGAATCCCGTGATCGTTTCGTTGCCGAAGTTCACGACAACCTGATCTGGCGCGTATGTGCGCATTGTTCTTGCCTCCTAGACCCGCACGCGAATGGTGCAGCTGACCTTGTGGATCGCGCCGGCAATGTCGACCTGCGCGTCGATGTCGGGAAGTAGCCGCGCAGTGAGATCGGCGGCTGCAATGTCTGCCTTCTTCGGCATGACGATAATCGGCTCGACCTCTGGATCGAAGTGCCCGTTTTCGATGCCCGTTTCGAGCACGCCGCGGATCTCCGCCTCGACGGCACCGATGCCGGCGTTCGTGTATGGCACCTTCGTGGACGTCGTCGCCAGCGCGCGGAACACCGCTTCCTGCGTTCGGAAATACGTCCAGTCAAGCGTGTGCTGCACGTCGATAAACTCGCCATCGGCCGACGTGCCCTCGGCGAGAATGCCACGGCCGCCTACCACCGTGTAATGGTTGGCGTACTCCGTGTCAATCGCATCGAGCTGGCTGGTCGTGAGCGTGCTAGCGGTCACGCCGCGCAGCGTCTTGAATTTGAACGTGATCGCGCCACCAGGCGCATCGACCTGCGCCGCACCGCCGATGCCACACATCGCGCCATCCGAAAACTCCGCGTCGGTCGCGTTGTAGACGAGCGCAGTGCGAGCGCGCGATGCCAGCCGCAGATCTTCGCCGATGTTGCCGGCCGTGCCAGCTGGCAGGTCAGCGTCCGACGTCTGCGCGTAGAAGTACTTTTTCAGCGCCTCGAACGTCGTCGCGGCCAGGATGATTATCGAGTCCGTGCGCGAGTCGATCGCCGCGTGATAATAGTCCGTGCCGTTCGACGCCTCGACCGCCGTGATGGCGGCGTCGATTGTCTCGGTGCCCGTAACATCCCAGAAGGCCGACGCGACGTACTGCGGCGCTGGCTGCTGCGAAAAAGCGACCGCGGCCCACTTGTAGAATTGATCGCTGGTCGTGAAACCTGCATCGACGATTTCAGCGGTGGAAGCGTAGCGATTGAAGCGCGCCGACGTGCTTTGTACGCTGTTATCGTTGAAAAACGCGGGCACGCCGAAGCCTTGGCGCGTGACTGCGCCGCCTTCCTTCGTGACTGTGACGACTACGTGGCGGCCGATGGTCATGATGTTTGCTCCTATTACGGTGTGGTGTCGAACAGCTCCGAAAAGATGTTGCCGGAGATGTCGAATGTGACGTCGGCCGCCTCGATCACGTCGATCGCTTCGGTGCGAACGGACGGAATCGAGAAGGCGTGATCGTAGGTGACGCGGCCCTCATTCTGCACGGCCGCGACGCCTGTGAGGTTGACAAGATTGCTCACGGGGCCAAGCGAGCTGATGCGCAGATTCTCGAGCGTGGCAAGCGTGGACTCGACGCCCAGGCCCGTTTCGAGGTCGCTGAGAATCTCGAATGCTGCGGCGGCGACGTCCTGCGCTCCGAGGTCCGCATTGCCCGTGCCAACGTATGCAGTAAACGACACCACGAAACGCCGCGGCCCGATGTGATCGATGACAGTGATCCCGCCGCTTGGTGTCGCGGTGTATGTCGATGCTGGTGTTGCGCGGAAGGTCACCAGCGCGCCGTCGAAGTCCGGTGTCAAATCAAGATCTCCGGCGAGTAGTCCGGCCGCTGCGGTGACAGGCTCCGTGCTCGCGTTGATCAGCGCGACATGCTGTGCGCGTACCGTCGTGGTCGTGTCCGTGGCCGTGGCGGTGACGTCGAAGGGGCGCTCGTTGACGCGTAAACGGTAGCGCACGCCATCGGTGACGCTTGCCAGGTCGACGTTGACACCCTCTGGCGCCCAGCGCACAAGCTGCGAATCGAGCGCGACGCCGGGAAACTTGCTTGGTCCGGTCACGATCCGCATCTCGACGAACGCACGACCAGGCCGCGGGATGCCCTGATCTGCCCAAATCACCTCGGCCTGTCCGTAGAGGATCGCAGCCACAGCGTCATAGATCGCCTCCTTGACGCGGTCGTATCGTATGACGGAGCGCAGCGCCATCAGCGATCACCCTCGATCTTGCCCGCATAGCAGCGATAGTGCCCGGACTGCACGAGCCAATCCTCGCGCCTGATGACCTCGTACCGCCGCTCTGGTGAGCCGTAGCGCACGATATCGCCCTGCTTGCCGGTTGTCGGCGAGCCCACTTCGAGCGCCGTCTTCGTGAAAATGAGAATGACCTCGCGCGTGCGGTCATTCTCCGGAAGTCGCAGCAGATCGCGCGACGTAGCATGCTGGACGTTTGCCGCGATCGTGATGATGCGCGGCGTTGGCACGGTCGCATTTCCATCGGCGATCGTGACCGCTTGCGTTGCACGCTCGATCTCGATCTCCCCCGTGCCGAGGGAATCGACCACGCCGGCAAGGTTGAGCACTGAGGTCATGCGAAGATCTCTAGGAACGTGGTGTAGAGTCGCCACGTGATCGCCGTGGCCGCCTCGCCCGTGACCTGCACGCGAGTCATCGAGCCGCTCAAGACGATGTCAGCCGTTGCGGTCGTGAGCGTGCCGCCGGACGAGTATTGCGCCGTCCCGACGTCAGACGCGATCTGCTGCATGGTGCCGCCGTCGCGTTCGTAGGTGCGCGACACCGTGCGGTAGACATGATCGTTCGCACCGACCTGCCCGACCGCAATCGTGCGCACCTCGACCATGCCACCATCGGGCACGTCGTAGACATCCTGCGCGGAC